TTAGATATCACCTATCATAATTCCATCACTCATAACGGCAAAAAATATCGGTTCAGTTATGAGTTTAGTTATAAGAAAAAAAACATCGAGAATACTGCTTCTCCAGAGAATTCTATCGCGACATTTATGTCCCAACAAAACGATTCTCTCTATATATATAATAAAAATAAAGATATTGAAGATATAGATCTTGAATCTAAATTTTTGCAATATTCTAAAGAAATTAAAATAGAAAAAACTTCAGAACCTAAAGTTGCTATTCTTTCTCAAGAACCCGTTAAACCTACCAAGTTAAAGAAACGCCTACCTAACGAGAGAAAAAAAACAACTAAGGCGCAAGCAAAAGCAAAGGTATATAAGCCTTTTGCTTATGATAAGCTAAAAACTCTAGCTGATATGTTACCGCTAATTGACCGTGCTACTTGTGATGAACTACGTTCCAAATCAGGCCGTTCTTATAGTGATAACTTTATTATCCAGCTTGTTTTAAAAATGTCTAAAAACCCTAGGATAACTGCTAGTTTTGATTATAAAAACGGCTTTATTGCCTATATGGCTAGGGCTTTGCGTTATGAGCTTCATGACGTGGTTAAAACGGGTAACATTAACTTCAGGCTTAAAGCCAATATACCGGTAAACAATAACGAAACTCCGGAGCAAAAGAAACCGCCTGAACCTTTGGAATTACCAGAAGGAATATGGGGAGATATCTGCCACCGTCTTATTGCCATTTATGACGAGTACGTGTACCGGAACTGGCTTAGCAAACTAACCCCTGTTATTAATGATAGTAGTAAATTTATCACACTACAAGCACCAAGTTTGTTTGTTAAGCAATGGATAGAGACGAATTACGGGGATAGTATCAAGAAACTTGTTGAAAGTATGGGGTTAGAGTTTAAGGGAGTAAGCCAAGGTAGGTAGGGCAATTATTCTATTATTGCCCTACCTTTTCTTAAAGTCATCTAACCAAATCATGGAATCCATAGCGTAACATGATTTTAAATTTTCACCAATAAAAAAAGTGAACACAAAATACGATCACTTGTAAATGATTTAGGACTTATTAATAAAAAAAAGAAAAAAACGTATGACCAAAATAACTGATGATCTGGTCTCATGATATTAAAACTTTTATTCAAAAGCAAGCAGTTAATTTGAATAATATTTCCAGCTTATATTTTAGATCTCTGTAATGGTGATTGGATACGTTGCTTCAACCATTTTCTTTTTTAGTATGTAGATGTCAGTTTTCATGCCCTTGACATCTTCAATAGTGACCGATCCGTTACTCCAGAAGACAAGGTAATCGCATATATACTTAACTCCTGCCTGTAAATGGAACGGCACTTGTCTTAAGAAAAAAAGCACTTCTCCGCTTGCCTGTAATAATTTAAGTTCTCTATATCTCTTATGTTCTTTTTTAGAAGCAAACTTAATACCGTCATCCTGAACCGGTTTAGCTCCAAATTTATGTTTTATGAGTACCATAAAGCCTCCTCGGCCTGTCTTCTTCTATACAAACCTGAAGAGAATTTACCGTTAACAGTTACTACGCCTTTTGTTTTACTGAAAAACTCATCGGCAGCGGTTTTATAATCGCCGGTATTTAGTTTTTGTAAACCTGTACTTGATTTAAATTTACCGATTCCCCAGTTATAGATAAGACTTGCCAGAGCATCGAATTGACCTTGAGTAAGGCGCACTTTTACCAAAAAATCTATAGTGTTTTCTATATCTTTTATATCATTTTTTAGTAATAAAATTGCATCATCACAGTTAATAAAGATGTTCCTATCCTTATCGTTAATAACATGCCCGTAGCCGATTGTTAACTTACCGGCAGGGCATAGATAAGGAATACTCTTAAAGCCTTCAAATTCCTTGATAAGATCAAGTCCTCTCTCTGATACTTTCATTTTGGATTTGAGTTTTGATTGGTACCGGGAGTTAGGTCAATATCTATTCCCGTTTGCTCTTCTATTACTTTTTCGGCAATTTCCTCAACCGGATTATCGAGATACCAGAAATAACCTGAAAGCAACCCGATAATTAGAGCTGCCAGAAGAATAAAATATTTACTAAAAACAACGAGTTTAAGCCATTCTTTCATAAAGCCAGTCATTTAAGCATATAGTGTTATTATACTGGAGCGGTAGCTTTGAAAGCAAATTGTCCTCAAGGTTTTAAGGTAAAGAGATTAAGAGCTGTAAGATAGGCTTTTAAATAATGGTTAGTTATTTTGGTTATTATCATATCCAAGCATAACCAAATAGGCTTTTTTTGCCCATTCTTCCCAGTTTTTAAAAGCAAGTTCTCCTGTCTTTTTACGAGCATCTTTATAGGGGTTCTTTGCAGGAAAGGACAATTTTTCTCGCAAGGGGTCTCTAGCCCTTTGTTCATAAGAGCTACAGAGGACGAATTGATTTTAAATTATAAAGTACTACTACCTTAAAACCCTTTTAAATCAAGGAATTCAGCATTAAAGCAATTTTCATATTTACTTTTCTTGTATCAAAACTAACTCCAAATTATAAATTCCTATGCAGCTTTGCTAGATAGGAATTTTTTAGTATTAACTACGACTACCGCTGGATCTAAATTGCTGATTAATTGCGCCATAACAGTATCCAATTTAGGAAGCTCAACACTAGTGGTGAATTCATATTTACCTACAAGGCTAATGTGCTGCCATGCAACCGGCGATAATCTAATAATTTTCTTACATTCATCTAGCATCCCCTTGCTTTTACAATGTTCATATATTCCAGATAATAGGTATGCATTATAGAAGATAATACATATTGCAAGCAGTCTGGCACATTCATTATTGATTATTAGCTCTATCTCAGTTTTACCAATTAATTTCTTACCACTAACCTTTGAAATAGCAGACCTAAGTTGATGATATGATTCCCCACGATTTAAAGAACGGTGGACACATTTACGCATTTCCTCATCATCTACATAATCTAGTATATACAAGCTCATAATTATTTTATCTAACTCAATAAGTGCTTTGAGCGTATCATTAGATTTGTGGGACGACAACTTCCTGACAATATTACTTTGAGTGTTCTCCTTAAGAGCTAACGTTGCAAGGATTCTTAAAATATTATCAGTTTCCTTGATTATTAGATTCTTATTAACTTGTTTACAAGGTTTAATAATGTATTTCTTATATTTATTTAGATCATCAAAGCTTATCATATTACTACGTGCTTTTTGATCAAGCTTAGTAAACTTTGGCATAAATCTATAACCAAACATATAAAGCAAGATAAAGTTAATTCGATTAATACTATGCATATCACCAGATACTGCGGTAATTCTAATATCACTGGTATTGCTTTTTAAGGCATCAAGAAGATAATGGCTCTCATGTTCGTTTGAGCCTATTATTTTAGTACATAACGGCAAGCAGTTAGCAAATAATGTATAAGCTGAAACTCCTTTACCTAAACCATAATATTTTGAAGAATACCTAGCTTTAATTGTATTGTATCTTGTTTCTAATTTCTGTCCATCTACACTACCATGAATTCCATAATCCGCTAATGTGTATTTTTCGAATATTGGTAACTTTGCTACTCTATTTATTATAACATCACTTGATGATGTCAATGTTTTGTAGCGAATAAAATTATTATATGTCGATAATAATTCTTGCTCTTTAACATCACTAATATCTTTCATACGGTAAATATCGTTACCTGTGGCTTTAGCAACCAAACAACCTACAATAGCAGATTCCTCTGGTCGGTTTTTGTTATACGTAGGCAAAATATGTGTAAATTTCTTCATGAAGCCAGTATAGTGATTAGTAAACTTAATAATTTGACTTATAGTAATTATATCCAGCTTATCATAAAAAGGGTTATTAACACTGTCTTCTGCTTTTTTATAAGGTAGCTTCCAACTAACTAGCTCATCTTTTTTATTATATTTTATTTTAATTTTGTTATTTATACCAGAGTTAATCCTCTGATTAACTTCGTGATAGCGTTTATTTAATGACGATTCTAATTGGTTTAATATCTGTCCAATGTTAATTGATATCAACTGACTTTTAATACTTTCTAGTATATTTTCCTTGCATTTATCCCAATATTTGCTTTCTAAAAGTTCATCATCAAGAGACTTATAGCTTATGCTATCTTTGATAGTTATAATCCCTTTGCCTAACTGCTTTTCGATTATGGTGTACAACATAAATTCATAAGAATCAGCATTAATAGATTTTATTTTCTTCCCCCCTTTTTTAGGCCTAGCTTTTATAATTACATAGCGTTTTAATGAAGAAGGAATAAATTCAAGTGGTATGTCTTCAAATTTATAATCATTGAATGGCTTGTTGCTATCAAAATGAGTCTTTAGAAATGAGATTGCTTTGCTAACAGGCTCAGACTTAGTGTGAAAATCTAGTACTTTAAAAGTTAGTCTGGTATTTTGTTTAATTGCATGGGCATTGTCCCTGTAATATTTCCATCTGTAATACTCGGGACTAAGGTGAGGTTTTCTAATTTTCTGAATAAAATGTTGAAACTTATTTTTAGGGATGATCGAAAAGGATTTACTACGAATCTCACTATCAGGAACCTTTTTATTTATATGAAGTGATAAAATATTTGCAGCTAGGTCGCGGTTTTCCTTATCTGTTATCCCAGCTTGGTAAATTGCTTCTTTCTGGTAAACATCTGCATCATCTATATAGCCATTAACCCTATGAATAAAACTGCTAACCAGATGATCATTAATTTTTAAAAACCTATAATGAACGTAACATAACAGATATAGCCTTGCAAGGTTTGGTTGTTTAAGATTTCGTAGCCCATATACAGTATATTGTCCAGCTACTTCTGCATAATGAGCCACATTCTGTTCTGAAATACCTAGCTGTTTTATAATTTCAATAGAGCTATGATATATCTTGGCCAATAATTTATTTTTTTCTACACTTAATCTTATTTCATTGGTAGTAAAGTCCTTTTGATCTTTTTTAACAAGGGTAAGCTGATAAAATAGATCGTTTTTCTTAAGAAGATCACTTAAAGACTTGCGCAATGAATTATCCATAATAGTATAAAGCTTATTGTTTATTCTTAATCTCTCAGTTGTTAAGGTCTCGGAGATTAAGGTTTGCAGCGTTGAATATGCTGGCCTTACCACTTTATGCTGATGACAATAGTCCAGAAGAGAATCAAATAAGTATTGTGGGACAGCGTGCTGTCTTACTAATGATCTGAGATGATCTAGAATACTGCTATGAAAACTCTTTGAATATAAAGTCATTTCATGTCTTTTTAAGATGGTCTGGCGATTTGCATAATACTGGCGGTTACTTATTTGTTTCATTGGAAAAGTTGTTCCTGGAAAATAAGTTTTTACAATAAATTTTACATCTTCTTTTACTCCTTGAAATGTAAAAGAAAAGAAGTATTGAGATATTCGAAAATAACCTAAATGCAGGATATAATTGATTTTTATAGGAATGCTATTAATTGTATTTAGATAATTTTTATCTTCTTCATCTAATTCAAAAACAACTTGCTGCTCTTCATCATTAAATTTAGGTATTTTATATAATTTATCAAAATCATCATCTGATAAAATACGAAGCCTTGTCATAATTTTTTATTCCATAAACAAGTGTTTTTGGTGTCCCTAAATTTTATAGCATTTTTATAACATATTGCTCCAAAAATCCGCTTCAAAACTAATACCAATTGTTTTATAGAAAAAATACCCTATTATTAAGGTTTCTGGAACAAATTTTTTAAAAAAGGAGCTGAAATGAAATTTGGCTACGCTAGAGTTTCAAAAAATGAACAAAATTTAGAAATCCAAGTACAAAAATTAACTCAAGCTGGTTGTAATGAAATTTTTAAGGAAAAAGTTTCTGGAGCTAAAGATGATAGAACACAATTAAATCATCTTATTGGTAAATTAAGGAAAGGTGATATTATTTGCGTTGTCCGTCTTGATCGTTTAGGGAGAAGAATGACAAAATTAATTGAGTTGATCAATGATTTTAAAGACAAAGGTATTGAATTCGTTTCTTTAGAAAATAATATTGATACTACAACTCCAATGGGAATGGTACTCTTTACTATGTGTGCAGCTTTTTCTGAAATGGAAAGAGAATTGATAAAGGAACGAGTTAAAGCAGGTTTAGAGGCAGCTCATAGGAAGGGCAGAAAAGGTGGAAGACCTAAAGCTCTGACTTCAGATAAACTTAAAAAATTAAAAACATTAACAAAATCAAAAGATTTTTCTGTAACCGAAATTTGTCATATGGTAGGAATTAGCAGGTCTGTATATTATCGAGCTATTGGTGGACTTACAAAATAATAGGGGGCACAATTTATCTCTCAAAAACCTCATGAAAATTGCCTTAAGGTTGAATCCCTTGATCTAAAAGGGTTTTAAGCTAGTAGTACTTTATACTTTTGAAATCAATTCGTCCTCTGTAGCTCTTATGAACAAAGGGCTAGAGACCCTTTGCGAGAAAAATTGTCCTTTCCTGCAAAGAACCCCTTATAGGGACTAGGTACTCCTGCGCTCATAAACGGCTCGGTAGCTATTAAGTTTTGCGCCCAAGCTGCCCATTTTGTTTCATCATGGAGGATGGGGAGAGGAAAATCCGAGTAATCATTACAAACGGTAGCTGCCCAGTATTTAACACTAATATATTTGGGATAGACGCTAATCATGGCCGCCCGTCATCTATTTCAGCTAAAACAAAGGTAGTTCCCATCTGATAACCGGAACCGATACCTTCTGATTTGAAAGTAAAATTAATGTTCCTTCCTTGTTTGCGCTCATTAATAGCAGGTCTAATAGTATTTTCTACTTCTCCATCAGTAGTAAGGTCATAAGTGGCTGTTACAGGAGCACTTGTGGGATATTCATACGTATTGATACTAACAGTCATCTTTATCTTTTTTGTGCCTACAATATTAGGTTCTATCCTCTGTATACTTATGTTGTAATCAATTCCTGCTACATGTTTTTGTGGGTTAAAGGTAGCATAAGAAATTATCGGAGTTGTAAAGAAGGAGGGGATGGATTTAACCGGGGCAAGGTCGCTTCCTTCTTCACCGTTATAAACTAGATTAACCTGATCGTTTCCGACTTCATGTTGCCAGACGTAGCAAAAATCTTTATCCGGTGGAGTTACATAAGGAACAAGATTTTTACCGGTAGTGTACATATTCCCACTAACATTATCAAAATAGCCGCTATCACGTTCTATATCCGTATCATACCAGGTATTATCTACAACATTGTAAATAACGGCTCTGGTGCATCCAACATTAGCATCTTTTCCCTTTTCAGGATAGAACCACCATATTTCATCTCTGCTTACGTTTTTGACACCAAAGACCCTTTGACGTTTACTCATATCGAGCGAGTCAAAAAAAGTCTGACGATTAAGATTATTCTCAAGCGGAAGAACTACGCCGTTGAATACGAAAAATCTTTGTGTTCCCGGCCAGTAGAATATTCCGTCATATTCAACTACGCTATTTGAAGATAGAATGGAACTATCCCTTGATAATACCTTTCTACTGAAAGAAAGATCATCAGGATCGGTAACGACTTGATTATTGCTACCTGTAGTATTGCTAATAAGAACGACGGAGCTGAGTGTCCAGAAGATTATTGTTGGAGTATTTGTTCCACCTCGCCATTCTGCGCCGTAGATTACTTTATCGGTGCTAATATTGACGGAATATTTATCCGCAAAAAATAGGAATGGTTTTTGTACGCTTGTCTGCTCCCCTGATTTTTCCTGAGCAATTGATGACCACCTAACCAGTCCGTTATTGCCGTAAAGGAATAACCTGTTTCCGACATAAAGCATTCCTCCTGTTGCCTCTTTAAAAACAAAGTCCGGAAACTCTAAAGGTAGATATTCCACTCCTTTAATCACTAACCCTTGTTGGATAGGCAGATTACTTGTAATATCTACATAAATTCTTCTATCAAGTGCAAGCATCAGGTTTTCATGGACGTTATTTATATTGCTTATAACCGAAATAAATTGCATTAACCGAGCAGGATCATCTTTATTCTGTAGTTCATAGCCTCTAATAAACGTCTCCATCCCTTCCGAGTTATAGATAGTATGTATCAGGTTTGTTTTTAAGTCTACATCTGGTAAATTTCCATTAGCTATTGAGATGCCTACTAAAACATGTTGTCCAAGTTCATCATTCCAAGTAATCAAACTACTAGGATAACTCCTAGAAGGAATAATAACTATATGGCCATATAGTGGGTCATTAGGGTCTATTATTTTAAATATAAGATTTCTCATTCCTCCGATATTCTGAGGTTG